TTGGTTGCAGATAATGCACTTACACTTGCTGATGTAGCTGCAGACTGAGCAGACAAAGCATTTACGCTAGCACTTTGAACCGCACCAATATTTGTAGCTACGGTGGTAATGTCAGCACTAATAGGGCCAAGTGCTGCTATATCAGCGCTGCGTAATGCTAGCACTCCGATCTGGGTAGACTGTCCTGCCACTGTACTGATCTGTGCCGACTGACCAGCAACTGTGGTTATCTGTGGACTGATAGGGCCGAGAGCTGCAATGTTTGCAGTCTGTGCCGCAACAGCATTTAAGTTTGTCGAACTAAGCGCAGCGACCTGTACCACCTGAGTGCTGATGCTTGATACATTTGTAATCTGTGTAGCGATAGGAGCAAGCACCGCCATATTGGCAGTAGCACCTGCAAGCGCTGTGAGCTGTGCAGAGTTTAGTGAGGCTACAGTTACTACGCTCGACGATATGCCAGCAACAGTAGTGATGCTTGCTGATATAGGAGCTAGTGTAGCTATGCTGGCCGATTGACCTGCGACAGTAGCAACCTGGTTATCAATGGCTGCCACTGCTTGGATCTCATCTGCTATGGCTGCGACTTCATCAACAGCAGTAGAAGTTGGGCCAGGCTCAGGGTTGCCGTTTGCATCAAAGGCTAGGTACTTACCAGCACGATCTGCCTTGCGTGGCAGCGTCATGTTGATTGATGTCGGGTCTGTTTGTGGTGCCTGCAGAGCCCTGGCTAACCCTTCAGAGTTTTGCTGGGCAAAGATTGTTTGCTGGTCGAGCTCGTCGTTTAACGTGTTAGCAAAGAAATCACCACCAGTTACAAAATCACTTGTGCGCTGAATTGTTCTGTTGCCTACGATTGCATACTGAGTCGGCGACACCGGAGCCAATGCCAGGCCGGCAGAAGTTATAGTTACTGAGCCGGTTCCATTAGCGTTAATCGTGACAGTGTAATGAGTTGTCAGCGTCAGTAGGACGTCATCTTTATAGACGGCAATGTCAGCAGCTGCCAAGATCTCAAACGTGAATGAATATGGGCCAGCGCCTCCAGCACCGCTGGGCGCATAGACTGCGCGTCTGGTCACATTACTAATTGGCACTGGCATAATTTAATCCTTCCTTACCAAAATTTTACTAGTTTAATCAGGTTTGTAATAGATACCGTACGATTGCCTAGCCTCGCCAATATCCATGATTTTGTCTTGTATTTCCGGGTACTCAGCCATCAGCTTTTGTTTTGCAAAACTCATAAACTGACTGTGTATTTTCTGCACCGTCTTCTGCTTTTGATCCAATGGCAGCCGTTCAAAGCCAGGCATATTCATAGTGTCAAGAATGGCTTGTTTGGCTGGTGTTTCCTTGCCATAAATTTCTAGTAGTCGATTGTATTGTTCCGGGGCTAATTCAATCGGCGATGAAATCGAACCTTCTCCCTGGCCAACCGTGAATGATGTTTTTCGATCAGGCACACCAATGGGTGAACCAATCTCCACCAGCAAATCATCAACCTCTGAGAATTGATCAGGCGATACTTTAGTCGGCAGAACCAGCTCAAGCAAATTGCCCTGGCTGCGCTTCATGGTGTCGCCCCATAGGTTTAATGATTCAGGCACCGACTCGCTAAAGTATGGCAACCGGCTGCGGTATTGATTGAATGCCTCAACAAAACCACGCACCCCCATAGGTAAATCTGGATTAGCTTTGGTATCTTTCTTGGTTGGATCTAGTAAACGATCTATAGCTGCCACTGATGAGCTGTATGCCCCGCCTGGTGATCCACCAATTAGGAACCCGCCAAACTGCTTGGTCAGACCGTTGACTATCTTTTCACCATCTACCCGGCCAGATTCATTAAATCCAATTAGCTTGCCAACATCGGCAATACCTTGCAAATAAGGCTGCTCTTTCAGGTACTCATACAGGCCATAGGTTGCACCAAGAAATACCTCTTCAACCTTGGTGGCATCGGGCTCATGTTTGGCATACTCAGCATAGTCAGCAGCAATGGCCATTAACGCGCCGATTGGCTCCATACCTTGGAAGCTATACCATTTATCACCCAGCTTCATGCTGTATGGTTGCCAACCTGTTCGCAGCAATGCTTCGCGCTCTTCTTTGCGCTCTGGCCCTCTGCCTGTTAAATTGCCTTCTGCCGCCCAAAATGCAAAACCGGTTAATACAGTAGACCCTAACGATACTTTGGCCAATGCCATGTCGCGCTCTGGCCCCCCAGCTGCAATCGCCTTCTGCCACCTAGATGACAGCGGCGCAAACGGTGTGCGCTCAATTACATTAAGACCAATGTTTGCCGGTGTTTTAAAGAATGGCACAATAATTTTACCAACCGGGTGATTAAACACGCGCTGTAATTGAGCTAGTGCTGGTGGTAAATCAGCTTGGAAAGTGCCTTGCTTGGCAAACTCCATTGCCGCTTCATCTAAATCCCGCGGTGGGTTAGCCAGCAAATCCTCGGCTTCTTTGGTAGCTTTTGCAATTGCATCTTGTTCATTCATGCCAGACGCAAGCGATTCGCGATATATTTGTTTTGATCGCCGCGTCACCTGCGTATTCATTTCCATACGGTAAAGCACACCTTTAAAAAACTCATCCTCAGTCATCAATGCACGACCAGGAAAAGTGATTGCGGTGCCGTAGTAGTCCATGCCTTTGCCGATCCAGCTATCCGCACTGGCACCAGTCATACGCTGCAATGATTCGCCCATGCTTTCCATAGGCTGTCGGCTGAGTTCTACTTTGCTGGCAATATCCATTTGCGGAGTGTTTGACTTCCACGCTTTGGAGGCCAACTCAAAACCCTCTGCAATTGCATTGCGTAAGGATAGCGTCATTGTTAGAGCCTCATCCAGCTCAATGCGCTGCGCTTCGCTACCTGGCACCCGGTCACCAAACCAGCGCAAACCTGGTGGCAATTCGCCAGCTCTTAATTTGTTTGGTAAATAATTTGAATATAGGCCAGCAACCAATCGCTCTGGAATCTGGTACAGACCAAACAGAGAATTAGACATTATGTTTTTGGCATGGGTCACAGGCGACGATAGTAGGCCATTGATCCACGTTGACATCCAAATATCCTTAACACCAGACATCATGGATTTTTCAACCATAGCGTTTTTGGCTGCGCGTGTTTCAAGCGACAGATAAGACCTGGCCATATCCGTTAATGCATTCTCTCCACCAAACTCATCTAATACTTGTTTCAATGCTTGAGACTTGCCATCGCGTGGGATGCGCATGACAGCCAGAGCTCTAGCTGTTTCTGTTTGAATACCCTTTACACCTTTTTGTACTAAGCCGTGGAAAGCAATCTGCTGCCGCAATGCCAGCTTATCTACATCGGTAGCCAGACCAGAATCAACCAGCTTGAATAAGCGATCCAACTCAGTAGAACTAGACTCCAATACCTGCAATGCTTTGTAGGTATCAACTGCACTTGGCAGCATGCCACCATCAGGAGTAACTAAGCGTGCAAGGAATGATTCGCTGATGCCGCTGGCTTCTGCTTTCTGCTTAATTTCATCAAACGTAACACGCTTGGTTTTAATATTAAGCGCATCAGCCACACCACCAACCACAGCGGCTGCATCATCTGTCTGGTAACGCGATAGATTAAATGGCTCAACAGGCACGCCCATTGCCGCCTCTTCTGCGCTTGGGCTTGGCTTTCCAGTTCTCATTTCAGCGCCGCCAGCTTTGCGTGCCTTAATGGCTTTGCCAACTTTTTCAGTTAACTTTTCACTAGCCTCTGGAATAATTGTTTGAGATCCAACTTTTCCAGCTTCTGGTAATCTTAATTCATCAGCCTGCTCTGCTTTAAAAGCATCGCGCTCTGCAATAACTCGTTTTGCGTAAACCGCTTCGGATTCATTTTTAAGTCGAGCTGGAGCTACAAATTCTTTTCTAGGTAATATTTTTCTACCAGCACTAGGATTTATTTCGGTAACTGCTTTGCGCAGAATTGAACCAAGGCCGGCAACCTGCATGCCATCCATGTCAGGAGAGCCAGGCTCACCAGTAGGCATGTCTGGTGATTCTGCAGGCTCTTCAATAGGTAACGGCTCAAGCGAAATTTCGCCAGTAGCCGCTTGGGCTGGGGCTGGCAATATAGATGCTAGGCGCTGTTCAAGTGAGGCCATTACTCAACACCTCCAGTTGGGGTTTGTGTTTTGGCTTTTGCTTTTGCAGCAGCCTCCTTCTCTCGATCAGCTCGCAGCTTATCTAAGCGCTTGGCATTTCGTTCGAGGTACTTCCTTTGAGAATCTGCATCAACCGAGCTTGCTTGGCCGCTAGATCCGGGTTTTTTTGCTCCTGCTGTAGCATCAGATCCTGAAGTAGCTGCTCTGAGTTGAGAGAGCTGGTCTGAGTATCCTGCTTGTTCAAGGATTGGGGCGAATCGTTCATCATAGAAAAGTGTCCTAAAGTCTGGAGTAGCCGCAATTAGTTCATCAGTAATTGCATTGTCCTGGATAAGCTGAACAGCTGACCGCTTCTCACCTTTTGCGCCAGCTGTCTCATATAGGGTTTTTGCCCATGACCAAATTGTCTCTTGAACCTCGGCTGGTGTCCATGTTTCACCAGTAATTTTTGTAAGATATGTTGCAGTTTCGCGCACCCTTGCATTCATTGCAATGTAGCCTGGGCCTTTACCTGGATCTCCACCCTTCGTCAATGATCCACTAAACAAGTTCTGGTCAACATAAGTAAATGCCGCCATCCATGCATCATTTGTCACTTCATTAACATTGCCCTGCAAGTTCAGCATAAAACTATTTACTTTGGGGCCAGATAGCACAACTGTTGATGGGTCTTCTGCAGATAGAGCTCGCACGCTATTATTGATCCAAGCATCAAGCACAGACTCTTCGCCTTTGCTGCCTTGCACGCTTTGACCCATTACCCGCACAATTGATTCACGATCAGTTGGTCTACCTGCTGCAGTCCAGTTTTTCCAAACTTGTAGCGCGTTAAATAGATTTGATTCAACGCTAGTTTGTGGGCTGGTAGCAGAGAGCAATGCCGCAAAGCGAGAGGAGTCAGGGCCAAACACTTGCACGATTGCCTGAGTGCTTCCCTCGTACCATCCCTTCTTTGCTTTGCCTGCAATAGAAGCAGCGCCAAACTCTTCTTTGCTTGGTAACTGCTTTAAGATATTTACAAATTTAGATGCAGTATCAGATCTGAATTTTGCTTGCTCTTCTGGAGTTAAATTTTTAAGAGCTTTTTGTAAAGTTGCCGCTTGATTTGCTGGGATCTTTACCTCACGCTCACCAACCTTTACAGGTATTACAACTTGAGCAGGGCCTTCTGGAGTGATGTCCATAATCATTCCAGCTTTACGCAATCCCATTTCAATTACATCTGCAGCCGCAGGAGCCAATCCTTTAACAACTGCTTCACCTCCTTTAATTGCAAGCCCAATACCAGGTGCGGTATCTAATGATTGCAGTATGCCTTCACCATACTTTAGTGCAGCCGTTCCATATTCACCACTTGCTGCGGCTTCTTTAGCTTCACCGGCTGATATACCAGCTTCTTGTGCCGCAAATGGAATTACAAAAGGAGTTAAATCTATCAAGCCAATACCTAACGGTATGCCAGAGCTTTCGCCACCAAACATTGTTTCAGATAATTTGCGTGCGCGTGCATTGTCCATGCCTGTATTATCAATAAGCATTTGCTGCATACCACTGACCATATTTTGACGCATCGTCCTATCTTTTGGAATAACAGCACCACTAATACCAGCCTTTTGATCTTCGGCAATTCTGCGCATGATCATTTGCGATTGCGTTTCCAATGGCATGCTACGCATTAGATCGGCTGCTTGCTCTGGAGTTGTCGGTGCCTTTGCCCTGCCAACATTAGCAGGAGCATCTGTGCGCGTATCACTTGGGCCTGCAGCAAGTTGCACGCCTTCCAGGCTTGGCTCTTCTTCGACCATAGGCTCAGGCTGCGCGGTAGGGAAATAACTCTCTACCATCATGTCAATATAACGCTGTTCAATCGGGCTGTATGCCATGCTAGATTCCTTCTGACACTTTTAACAAGCGCTCAATCTCTTGGATCTGCCGTAGTTTCTTTTGATCGCCTTTGGCCTTTTCTCTTAGCGCTGGCAATGTTTGCTTATTAACCGGCCCTGTAATCCAATCACGATCAGGCTTTATTTTTCCAGCCTTATCTTTGACAAAATTATCCAATGATTCTTTTGCTTGTTTTGCTTCTACTGAATTTCTCTTTTCGAGAATTTCTTTTTCCATCTTGTCGATTATCTGTGCCTCAGTCAACACCTTACCTTCGTTATTGGCGTCTCTTTCAATTTCAGCAGCCCTAACTTTTAATTCTTGTTTGCGTTTAAACTCTTCGCTTTTCTTGTCAATAACAAACAATCCTCCAGGCTCCGTTGGGAAACCTGCTAATTTATTTAAACCAGTATCAAGTGTGCGCAAACCTTCTTTATTTTCTGTGCGTAGTGCCTTTAATAACGATAAGCGCTGTCTTGCATTTAAACCTGGGATTCTATCTAGCTGTTCTTTGGTTGTGATCTTGTTATCAAATATCATTCCCAATGCATTGTATTCAGCAAGCGGATTTCCTTCGCCTTCTTTCTCTGGCTCAAGAAGATCTTTTATTGTTCCAATTGGTAGTGAGCCAGGTGGCAACTCCATTAGTTTTTTTACTAATGCCATGCGCGTTGGATTTTTTGGATCTTTAATTGGATATATCTGCTCTAACAAATTGATTGCAGCAGCTTCTCCATTGCGCTTTTCTTCATCGCGTTTGTTTCTTTTTAATTCCTCTCTAGTATTAGATGCAATCATAAAATCAGCAGTGATTTTTTTAATAGAGTCAGAATCAAGAGTTTTTAACAAATCACCATACTTATCAATAGTCCTATCACGAATATCTGTTAAAGTTTTTGATGGATCATTCAAAAACTTATCACCCAATAAATGTTCACTAATTACATTTATTTTTGCATTAAGTATAAAACCATCAATTTTTCCAAGATGTTCTTTGTATATGTTTGCGTCGCCAAGAGTAATCGCCGCGCTAAGAGTTTCTTCGCGTATTTGATTTAGACGATCATCAACTGTTATTGGCAAATTAGTTTGCGGGTCAACAGTGGCTCCATTTTTAATTACATCTTTAAGTCTTTTTTTGTCATCTTCAATACTTCCATAAAATTTTATTTCATTTAACTCTTTATTTTTTTTAAGTTGGAATTCATACGCCGCATTTAAAACTGCATTACCATGCGTAGCCATAGATGCTTGGAGCTTTATTGCGGCTGTTGGGTCTACGGCTGATAACGCTTTTGAAAGACCTTTAGTTACAGAAGTAATTTCTGTTTTAATTGATTCCGGTGTTACACCAGGACGATTGTTTTCAAGATTGTTTAACAATCTAGAAAGAACTGTTTTTCCTTCAATTAAAAAATGATTAGTAAGTTCTGCGCTTCTTGCTTCTTGAACAGCTTGATTAAAAAAGCTAGGCAAGTCTCCTGATTCTTTACCAATCCCACCGCCAAGCGTAGGACTAATAATTCCACCAGCTGCTAAATCTATTTGTTCTCTTGTTACTGGATTTTCTGCTACATATTGCAAACCCTCTTTCATACGTTTTTTACCGCTAAATTCTAAAACAGTAGACCTCATGTCATTTAAGATTTGCGCAAGCGTGTCGGACTCTCGTGACTGAACATTAGCCGCAACCATAAAATTGGTTTGCTGTTGGCTAATCTCTTTCATCGGCACATTACCGACTTGCCTAGCTTGCACCTGACCTGACATCAATCTAGTAGCCATATTTAACCTAAAGTAGAAGGAGCTTTTGCGGTTTTAGGAGCGTCACCGCTGCCTACTTTGTAAGCATCAATGCCGCCCCTAATAAGCGTTTGCGTAGCCATTAAACCACCAGTGCTACGCGCAGCAGATGCCGCCAAATTGTACTGACCTGTTTGCTGTTTCGCAGAAAACTGATTAACAATGTTCTGTATCTCTGTTGACTGCATCATTGCAGACGCATCTTCAAAACCCATTATGCGTGCAGTCAATGCGCTTAAATCAGTAATACCAACATCAAACATTGTGTTTGCTATATTTTGTTGCTGGATAGCAGCAGCAGAACCTTCGCCAAATGAAATACCAGATGCCGCAGCTCTAGCGCGAACAGAAGCATTTACTGCTCGCATGTTTTTTAACAATGTATTACCAGCAATCTGATAATTCATTGCATCAATTTCTGCTCGCTTTAATGTGCGACCAGCCTGAATGTTTGCGTGTTGCTGTGAAAATGTGGCATTAACTTCTGACACAGCCAGCGTATTTCTTGCCTGCAGTAAGTAGCCTGTCTGCTGTTGAATAGCGGCAGCTTGCTGTGCCTGGGCTTGGCCATAGGCAGCAATAAAATTTGCACCGGCTAAAATTGGATCTGCCATATTATGTTCCTGAATAAACGGCGACTCTATAATCGAGTCCAAGCAAATTCATTTTTAACGGAAGGTTTTGTGCCACCTCAATTGCCTGCTCATTACGATAACCAAGCACGCCATTGACGCGCTTAATCCCTGTAAATGTAGGCACCGCTAAATCAAGCAAAGGATTATCAAGCGTCCTAGTAATAACCGGTTGGTCATTCATTAGCATATGCTGTGTATCTTTAAGCACTGCACTAATTTCCACAATACGCTTTTTAAACGATACCCTGCTGCCTGTCTGTAATTTAATTTCAACCGGCATGGTTTTGACGTACACAGTAATCGGCAAGCCAACCTCATAGCTGGTTGTTGATTCACGATCAAACGTCACAGCGCCACCAGCGCTAACTGTTTCATTTGATTGTGGCACGCCATCGGTAATCACATTAAGCGACTTACCAATGTGCGGCAAGCCACTGCCAACGCCACCGGCTGATGCGCCCACAAATGCACAATCTGTATACAAGTCGTCTTTGAACTGCTCAATAAAGTACCTTGTTGTGCCATTAAATACGCGTTTAGTAACTACATAAATTTGCGTCACATCTACGCCAACATCAATAAATTCACCGTCAGTAGTGAACTCACTTGGCGATGTAATTTGCTGGCTACGCATAATTGAGAATATAGCCATGCTGCCATCGCTAGTGTTTGTCATCAGCAGGAGATCTGATTCATCTGTGCTTGATGCTCTGCGTAATGCAATGCGCTGTGGGCTTTTAAGTAGATGTCCAGCCAGCAATGATATGCGCTGCGTTATGTAAGTGAGCTGAGTATCAGAGAAGACAAACTCATTAAGTGATTTGCCTTGGCGCTGGATGTAGACAGAGCCAGACTCAACCGATTGCACCCGCGTGCCAGGCTTAGATCCATTTCTGCTGACATTCTTAAACGTAAAGGTAAGCGGAGTGATTGGATCTGTTCCCTGCTGTGGTACATAGAATTCACCGCCAGTAGTAAATACCTGGAAGTCACGCGAGCTAACAATGTCAATAATGACGTTTAGATCGTTAGTGTCTAGCGTGGCCTCAACAGCATCATCATCTAATGATTCGTTTGGCACAAAATCAAAAAACAAACCGATCTTGCTACCCCATACCGTAGACGGCCTAGACTTAGACCCGCCAAAATATAATCGTCCTTCGTGGAATGTAACCGTGCGCGGCCAACCTTTAGCGCTTGACCACACATCCTCATATCCACTTTCAACTTCCCAGCTTCCTTGCGGAATATTGCTAGTATTAAAAAACGGATATTCAACCACGGCTTTTACAATAGTGTTGCTAACATATTCAACAATTCTAGCCCTACCTTGTGGTGATGCATTTATATACTGATTCACACTTGACGCAGAAAAAGCAGAGTTCTGCGAAGTTAAAGTCACATTACCTGAAACAGCGCTCGGTGTTAAATGGCCAGAAGTTGGTGTTGTAGTTGTTAATGTAAAAGCATATTTTGGAATGCTATCAAATGTAATGGTTGTAGATGTCCATGCGGTGTCGCTTGTTCTGGTAATCCTTACCGGCTGAATATCAGGATGCACAACAATCAAAGTATCTGCTGATTGCGTCCAGCACATATCGTCAACAATGGTGCTGCCTATGGTGGTTGTCAGGTATGGATTGCCACTGCCATTGATGTTTGTTTGTACTACGCCATTTTTAATGACGTACATTCTGTTGTGCGTAAAAACAAGCATGTAGGAATCATCGACAGAGAACTGGAATGAAACCATGCGCACACCATTGCCGGCAGACTCTGTGCTGGTGTTTGGTAATTCATAAATATGCTTTAAGCCAGGTCGACGACGCAATCCACCTTGCGGCTGGATCAATACATTCGTAGCCTTAGACAAAGCATTAGCATATGCCTGCAGATCCACGCGAGCACGCAACAGCGGATCTAATTCGCCGGTGCTAAAGTTTGTGGTGAAGTCTACAAAACGCGGCATCAGTTCCTCACTGCTATTAGTGTGTAGTCTTCAATTGCTCTTGTCGGTTGACCTTGCGCGTCGATCTGCGTGGCTGTACGGAAAAACCCACCTCTACCATTTTCTGATGGATCACCCACAGCTTTACGCTCCCAGCGCAATGATTTGTCTTGCTGCTCAGTTATCGGCTCGGCCAAGTGCCAAGCCATCATGTATTTCATTAGCTGCACAAAATACTGTGGCCAGGCAAACTCACCGGCTGAATATTGATAGTCTATAAAAACAGATTCTAGGTTTGCCAGTAATTGATCGCCTTGTATTTCCCAATCCTTTTGTACTGATGCGCCTGGGTTGGCGCTTTCATATACAGCGCGTGGGCTGGCTAACCGATCACCAGGTAACTGGTATGCATATTTCCAAACTGAATTTGGTGCTGTAAGTAGTCGTGCTAATTGTATTTTCTTGGTGTTGAATGACCAAGGATACATTACCAATGTGGAGTCACGCGTGTCAGGGTACAAACGATCACACGAATTTGACTCATCTGTTCCATCATTAAAAGATGAAATAGGCTCTGCTCCAAGCAATATCAGAGCATCAGCACAAATTGAAACGCCAGTATCACCTGCAGCCATTAGAACCCCTTAACGTAAGAAAGGGCCGGCCTTATAAAAGACCAGCCCTCAACACTACAGTACCGACAGGTTAGTCGCCGTCGGTGGCCGACAGAGTCGTGCCATCAGTCACATCCACAACGCCACTTGCATTGGATACGACATACACCAGAGTGACGACGGCTGTTGTGCCAGTCGAAGTCACGCAGTGAATAACGTCGCCAACTTCAAGCGTATTTGCCAACGAGTTGAAATAACCGCTGGTGTTTACATCAGCAATGCTGTCAGCCGTTTTATAGGCATACATCGACGGCGCATTGCCGCGCTTGGCTGCGTGGTAGGTGGTAAAGCCATCTGCAGAGTAAGCCATTAGTCAGCCCTCCTTTAAGCCGCAGCCGCAGTATCGCGGGCTGTGATTTTAACGATACCTTCACTATCAATCGCAACAGAGCCTGCAGAGAACAGTGCATTTACTAGCCAGCTGGTTTTCTCAGGAATGTAGTTGATCTCAGTTTTAGGTGCTATGCCTTCAGCGTAACCAATCGCCTGCGAGTGGAAAGCGTAGAGCGTACGATCTGACGAACCATCAATAGGCAAACCACCTTCTGTGCGGTCGCCCAGGATGTGGAATTGGAAGCCCATAAATGTCGAGATCTCGCCCTGCACTAAAGCCTTCACAGAGTTAAAGTCAGACGACGTTACCGAAGTCTGCTCAAGCATTGATGCCAACGAATTTGCGTGGATGATGATGTGACGACCATCCGAAGGCACGTTCTTAGCGTTCAATATTTTTGCAGCTTCACGCAGTTTGGAAATATTCATATTGGTATTAGAACCACCAATTGAATTAGCCACAGTGCCTGTGCTTGTTGCAGCAGCCAACGCATCCAAGATCAATTGATCTTGACGACGGCCAATAGCAGCGCCAACAACTTGAGAGAGCTCAGAGCGCTCGTCAAAGTTAACTTTAGCCTGCGAAAATATATCCGAATATTCAGCTGCGTTCCAATCTTGCAGTGTGCAAGTTACATTGGAAAAGCCAACATTCATTGGAGTTACATCAGTTTGGGTCACGCGTGCAGTAGCAACGCCTTTGCCAACTTTAGGAAATTTTACAGATGAGCCTTCTACACCACGACGCTGACGCACAGCACCCACCAGCATTGCTTTGCCCTGGTAAGCCTGTTTGACCTCTGCGTCGAAGAGTGTAACGAAAGCATTAGATAGACTAATAGCCATTATTTACCTCGTTCGGTTAAGTGATCATGGGTTTTCGCGTCGGTGAGCCGTGCAGTACGGGCCTGTGCTTGCTGTTTACGTCAGCCATTCGGTGGTATCTCGCCACAGGTTTGGGCCGTGTTACCGGTATGCCATGCCGGCAATTCTATTATCCATTTAACATTTTGCAATACATGCGATTGATATAAAAAAACCCCGGCACATAGACCGGGGCTAAAAGCTGTGGCGACCACCAAGAAGACACAGCTGCGAGATTTAATCTTTTACTACCTGGGCAAACATTTTTTCTACCTTTTGCCGGTAGGCTGCGTCTGTATTGTAGCGCTTATCTGCCACCATTTGATAAAGCTCATCTTTACTAGGCAAACCATCCATTGGTTCTGTTTCGATAGGCAATCTACCCTCATAGCCTTCGCGCAACTTAGCCAGCATATTTATGCCGCGAGCTGTGCCTGCCATGATTTTAAATTCATCCCAATCTTCGGAACCCCATATGCCCTTCTGGATTAAGCCGCGAGCCCAATCTGCCATGCCATTGACCAAAGCCTGGCCATTAGGGCCTAGCATTTTCATTTCTTGGGCTGCGTCCACACCCACATCACCCATAAGCTCTTGTGATTTTTCCTTGAGTGTTCCCACCAAGTCGTCAAACTGAGCTTGCGATAAGCCGTTCTCTTTTGCCCAATCAACCAATGTGCCGGCCATTGGGTTATCGGATGCATCATCACCCCAGCTGCTAGTGTCGTACTTGCCATCGGCTGGTGCTTTGTGCTTGCCCTGGCTAATCTGCTTGCGCAAATCAGACCAGCTTTTGCTCATAGCTTCCAGGTTAGCTTCGCCTTTGTCGTTATCCCAAAAATTATCGGGGAGAAACTCAGGCTTTACTTTAGGCGCACCAGTGTCTGATGCCGAACCTGTGGGTGTTTCTACTGTCTTATGATCTATTGATACTGCTTCTTTAGATTCAGGCTTAGTTGTATCTTCGAGCGTCACACTGTCAAGTAAGCCGGTGCCGGGCTCGACGGTTGCTGTGTCGGTAGTCATAAATTCCTAGCTTGTAAGATCCGTGCTTTCAAATCTCGTATAACTGTTCTCTGCCCTTCAGCAAAGAAAGCATACGAGGGGTCGTTACCTGGCACGGCGACAGGTACGTCCACATACATTTGATCTAACCACTTCATTATTGCCAGCCCATCTTCTGACGTAAATACACGCAAGCATAGTTTGGCAATGTCTTCGCGCTGCTGTGTCACTGCGCGAATATCGCTGGTTTGATCTATGTTATCTAATTCATCCCAACTCATTGGGGCATCCCTTCGGCTGGTGGTTGTCCTTGCTGCATAGCTGCCATTTGCATAGCCATTGCCTGTTGCTGTTGAGCTTGGGCTTCCTCCATCAGTACAGCACGCTCGGTTGCGTCATTGCGCACAATAGAAGGTACACCCAGCTTGTCGCCAATGTAATCAACCACAGCATCATTCTTTAGGGCGAGCTGGCCATCGGCACCAAACGTCTGCATCAGCTGGGCATATTGCAGGATGGCATTAACCTCTTCCATGTTCTGAGCCATTGCCAGCGGAGCAACAGGAGTTACCTTGATCTCTAAGCCATTAACGCGCAACGGCATGATGATCAAGCCGCGCTCATCCATTACTTCGAGAATCTTTGTGACCAGCGGGATCATTGTTTCATTGATCAAGCGACCAAACGCCGAGCCAAGGTTTTGTGCGAGCTCCTTCATGCGCTCGACAATCTCAGTTGCAGACCTGGCAGACATATTGTCTGGTGGCAAAGACTCATCTAACAATATGCGCTTGATATTACTGCGCAGATCATTGATCACCAGCTGTGATACGTTGAAGTCACCAGCGCGTGGCAGTGGCTGCAGTGCTGGGCCTTGTGGGCCACCATTGCGTGCAACAGGGATAATGGCACCAGGCACAATCTTTACTGTGTTGGGATTCAATACGCCATCATCTGCAGCTGTGTAAACACCTGCTACTGCTAACGAAGCATTCTTTAATAGCAGCTCAATGGTTTTGTTTAGTGTCTTAATGTCTGGCAAAGCAGTCAGCAATGGGCCACGGCCATAGATCTCGCCGGCCACCTTCATATAGCGAGAGATCACCCAAGGTGAATATGGTTTGCGCCTGTATACCAGCTCGTCTTTGCCTTCTTTCCAAATAACGTGATAACAGTAGTCACCACGCTTATGGTCATAGATTGTTGCTTCAACCAGCTCAATATCGTCTGTTGGCTTTTGGTCGATCTTGTTTTGTAGGTTTGGTGGTATTTTCGCGTCTGGCCATTGACGGATAATTGATTCGCCTTTTAAGCGCATACGGCGGTAGACGTTATCTACTTGGCCGTTTGCACCTTCTTCATACGCCACCAAAAACAATGGCACTGGCACGAAGTTAATTGGGCTGACATCATCACCAGGCTGCACCATCATGCAGGCAGTACCGACTGCCAGGTCTAGTAAGAACTCACCGATAGCAATGTCGAAATTAGACTGACGCAATACAGCAAACATTTTTTCACTGTAGGCATCGAGCACTTCTTGAGCATTTGGCTTTTGATCGTCAGGTATTTGTACGCCTGGCTCTAAGCGCGACCACTTGCGCTGCGGAGGAAAGACTACCGATTGCAGTCTATTGGCAAACCGCTGGGTCGAGTTGATAGCTGTCGAGTCAAATACTCGCGCCATCTTCTTGGTGCCTGTTGCGCCACCTTCCCATACGCCATACAGTTGGCGCTGGGGCAAAGCAAATTCATAAGCGTCCTGATACAGCGTTTGAAATTCATCTTTTTTACGCTGTGCAATATCCTGCCGTTTAAGGATCTCCTCTGGCTTTAATCGCTTACCACCTACTGGCACCTTGTATTCCATTTAATCTTCCTCTTTATCTTCAAGTAAATAGCCAGAGAGCAATGATCTTTCCATGCGACTTAATGCAATGTTCTTTTTAATCTTCTTGGCAATAGCAGCTTTTTGCTCTGGACTAAGTTCACCAGCCATTGGCTTATCTTCTTTTTCGTGTTCTTTCTCAAGTGAGATTTCAATTTTCATTTTTTCTCTTTCGCTGCTGCCATGTTGTCGATCAAATTAGGATAGGGCCTGCCTGCCTTTTGAGCTCTACGCATAGCGCTACGCTTTTCAGATCCGCTCAACTCTTTTGATTTGCCTAAATCTTTTGGTCGTGGCTTATCCCATACCTCTTTCATTTTTGTTCCTTCATCAATCCGCGTTTACGTTTAGATCTTTCCTGTTCTGACAAAGCAATTGCAATAGCTTGATCTCTGCTTGCGACCTTATCTCCGCTTGAACTTTTTAATGTGCCGGCTTTGTATTCGCGCATTACTTTATGAACTTTATCCATTATTTATCCTGCATCAATGGTCTTGCTCCTTTGCGACCGACGACTGCCAGCCGCGCTCCTTTACGTTCACCGACTTCGCGCTGAAACTCTTGTTGAAGTTGACCGCGCTTTTGTTCAAACTTAGTCTCATCAAATCCAGCTACCTGCGGAGCTTGTGGTGCTGATGGTGCTGATGGTGCTTTTTCAGAAAATGTAGGCACTGGATTATCTTTGTACAAATCATAGAATCTACCCTTAGTACCTTTTGGTGCATTTTCAATAGAATATCCAGAAGGTAATTTTCTTGTGTCAATTTTTTGACCATCAACTGTAAATATTTGGAACGGATTAAAATTAACTGGATCTATTCTTACGTCAACATTACTAGCATCAATTTTTGTTTTTGCTTGGAAATTAGACAAAGACTCGTTAAATTGTTTTAGCTTTTCCTCATACGCAGCCTTTGCGCTTTCGTATGCTGGCATTTGTATTTCTTTGTATTGCTTAGTCGCAGTTTCATACGGAGCCAGCGCTTCTTCTGTTTGCTGTTGATAAGCAGAAAAAGCAGACTCATATTCACCGGTAGATGCTTCAATATTCTTTTTGAATTGCTCTGCTAACCTGGTTAAGTCTGAGCTCTTGCGCGTCATCATGCGCTTTTGGTATTGGGTAGCCATTACTGCAGTCTCATGCCTGGGCTTAGAGATATGCTCTCAACACCGAGCTCTGGTGTCATCCGTTCTTGCGAGAGTAGTGAGCGTCGGCCACCGCGGGTGCGAGCTTTCAGCGCAGATGCTTCTGAGGCAGCTGCTTTACGGCGCTCTTCATCCACAGCAGCTTGCACTTCTTGGGCTTTCTGCTCCATTGCCATTTTGTTTTCCTTGTACTGCAGCTGTGCAGCGTCAAACTGTTGGCGAGCAATATCTGATTGCTGTTGCAGTGATGTAGATTGCTTTGCGTATTCTGCAGTTTGCTTTGCTACTTCTGTGCGCATCGCTTCTGCGTCAACCTTTTGTTGTTGCAGTGCTTTCTTTTGGGCTCTTTCTGCATCGCTACGAGCTCTACTTCCTTCGTATGCAGAATAAGCGCTTGCCCCAGCTATGATTGCTAATGCTAAAGGAAAAGCCATTTAAACCTCCGTTTGCGGTTATTGTATTATTTGCATTCTATTGAGTTTAAAAGACACATCAATCAATCATATTGCCAGCATCTACATTAAGCAAACACATCAAAGTCTGTGTTGGCGCTGGTTTGTGGTGATGGTCTGCCGCCGAGCTGGTGAGTCCTGGTCATGCGGTTGTATTCGCCACCGCCCAGCATGAGATAGCCAAATGAGTCACCGATGTGTGAGTGTTCATTTTTATTGGGTGCATCTCTGAAGCGTTCTTGACCGGCACCGACGGCAATACGTTTAAAGTGATAGCCACCGGCTAATGATTTGCGCAATAGCTTGCAGGATCGGTTGACGATCAAGCCTGGTTTGCCGTTAATTAAGCGCTGCATGGGTGCTGCTGCTGCTTCTCTTCGCACTTTAAAATCATTGCTGGCAGTGGGTTGCGCTCGCAGGCCAAGTGTTTTCAAGTAATCAAAGGCAGTCACTTCATAAATAGCATCGCGTGCCATACCGGCTGGGTCGCCCCATATCATTACTTGGTGGTTTGGGTAGAGTTGGTTGAGCTCGGCTAGCAGTTGGTGGCCAAAGCGCTCTAAGCCCATATCAAAGGTGACGATCTCATGGTGGATGACCCAGCGACCATTGGCTAGGCGCTGTCCGATGGTAGCAGCGGGTGTTAAACCGAAGTCAAGACCGACCTGAATTGGTACGGTAGGGTCGATGTCTGTGTCGCCAGACATGGTGCCATCCTCATATTCTGGCCATACTGACCTACCTTCCTGGACATAGGTGTACAGACCACCTGCATAGCACTTGATCCAGTCCAGATTCTTACCTAGCAGCATTTGCTGGTAGTAGCCTGGTGGTAGGTTGTTGATGTTTTCAGCTTTTGGGTTGACCTTCCACCACTTACTAGCAGAAAAAATATGGTCGTTGGCTTCTGGATTGTCTGGCAGATCGTCAGCAGCGACTTCCATAATGCCGCCTGGTTGTTTAAAGAACTTCCAGGCATAGACACCTGTCATTTTCTCCTTCTCTGCCATGCGATGCCACCAGTGGTCGTCATCCATTGGGTTGGTATCCATCCAGATACCGTGCCAGGTGGGGCCGCCATCGCGCTTGGTTGGATACCGGCCAACCCTATGTGTCAGCCCATCAATCACTGCTTTTGGGAGCTCTCTAGCCTCGTTCACCCAGGCACCTGTTAGCTCTAAAGAGAGCAGCTTTCTAACGTCTTTTGGCTGGTCTAGGGCTAGAAATATAACTTCGCAGTCTATGCCTGCAGCGTCACCCCTTGCTGGCAATCTTATGTGGTGGGTAATCGGTGGAGTCCAGAGCAGTGGCCCGAATGTAGACTCAGGGAACAGATCAATCCAGGTTTTGATCGTCGTTGTCTTCAGCATTGGGTAGCTGTTTCTGACTACCGCAAACCGGCTGTACCTGATGTTGTCTATCGGTGAGGGTTTCTGCTGAACTGCCTTGATAAAGATCTTGCTTGCGCAGCCATACGACTTGCCCGACCCCACCGGCCCCATGATCCCCTGCACAAACGCGTTGCTCCTGATGAAATCGTAGATCACTGGAGACTTGCTGAAGTCCAGATTCAACCCACCCACCAGCACTTTCTCTGATTGTTCTTTTGTTTTTGCCACGTTTCCTCCAAAGACTCATTATTCGGCTGGTGGTGCCATCACATTGACATCAATCACAGATGGCCTGTCAGAGTTATCGTCCGGGTTATCAAGTAATCCACTCGCTTTGGCCAGCAGACGCAACACACCCACCTTATCGTACAGCTCAATCTCCAACAGGTTGTTGCCGTCCTTGTCAGTCTTCACCGATACCTTCTTGATTGACTGCAACGCATGTTCAGGAATCTTGCTAGACGGCTTTACCGTTACATTCCCAGCCTCATCCCATTCCATAATGTCAGTGAGTTTGGTATTGGCCATGCACAGCAAAGCATACGCCACCGCCTCACGGTTATCCAGAATCGTCGCAGACCTCTCCAAGCGCCTCTGCACGCTCCTGACACCACCCCAATTGGTCATTGGAGGGATTACATTGGTTTGCTTAGGACGTGCCATCAGAAGGGTATATCCGAATCGTTCTGGTAGCCATTAGACTTCGCCTGGTTGTGGCCAGACATAGGCGCAGCACCCTTGGCAACCTTAACGCCACCAATCTTGACCCGGTAATACGTCTCACCAGCCTGAGTCACAGCAGGCTTAACATCCAAGTAATGAATGCTGCCATCAGGCAACATCACATCGCCTCTAAAGTCTGCATGCCAATCCTCTTTCTTTTCCTTGTTGGCAAACGCACTACCATTGCCAGGCTTATGTTCATACGCCATGTTGCTTTCCTTTAAGTAAAGTTAAAAACCCATCACCCAAAAAGGTGAGGAAAAATTGCGAGGGAGCCCCCCAAGCGCTACCGACGGGGGGAGGGGCAAGGGGTGCCTTTTTGACAACGGATAGTATCGGATTGATAACAAGGATGCACTCCCGCATAGGTCTGCGCTACCCCGCTCGAGCCTAGACACGTCAAGCCGCCCCCCCTGTCCAAAACCCATACGTTCGATTGGGATTTGTACACACCGATTTAAACGCTCTACAAGCCACGATCTACCCTTACCCATGTCTGCCTATTACTTGCCACCTGTTGTCGCCTTGTAGGTGCCTTAGAACCCGCGGAAACAGCATCATCACTTCATGACATCCACGGCAATCACAAGCAGATCATGTGTTACCTGCTCAGAGCTTGTCGGAATGGTAAGTCCTTCGGATTGATAGCGTTCTACTAACATCCTACATGCCATTGTCAACTCGACATCTGTCAACTCTAGGTTGCCTATAAGGTTAACCTCAATATTATTTAAACTTATATTTAATTCTTTATTAATAATACTTAAGGTTAACCTAATACTACGTTCTTCCTCGTTATGTGCAACCTCTGGAGGTTGCGTATAAGGTTGCGTATGGCTGCCTATTATTTGAGCAGTAGGTGCAACTTCTAGGGTTGCACCTGAGGTTGTCTTTTGTTTATGCTTTGCTATCTCTTTCTTCATCTTGGCGACTGTGATGGTATCTCTATTGTTAGGCATTTGATATTCCTTTAGTGGTGGGTTCATGGGTTTGACAACGCCTTTGATCATGTCGTTGATTCGCTTCAACCCTTCGATGTCGATGGTATTGTCTAGCTCTTTCTGTTGTTGTCTTTTCATCTCTGGTGGCCTGGTGTCTTCAATGGAGCTGGTTACTGCGATGGCTGTCTCTGCGTCAATAGTTGGGTCGAAGATAACTCGCACTGTGTCAGGCTTTACGCCTTTGAATGCCTTGGAGACTGTCTCGATGTAGCCTAGAGCTCTGAGCTTGACCAGCTGCTTGCTGATGGCTTGGCGACTGGTTCCTGTGTCCTTGGCTAACCTGGCTTGGCTTACCCAGGTAATCCCAGCTCTGTTGACGTAACTGCAGACCAGTGCCAATGTCCTGAACATGCCATCGGTGATGCGCTTGTCTGTGATGGCTCTGATGGGCATGACAGTCATCCTGCGCTGGTCTGGCAGTGCTTCCTTCTCCTTTACCTTGGGCTTTTTGGGTAGCTTGAAGTCCACCACATTGGACGGTAGTGCATTCATGAGTTCTTGTCGCGCAACTTATCATTAACTGCAGCGATGATTGCCCTACCCTTTTTAGATATTGGGCCAGCACCACCATTTAATGCAAAGTGATAGCGCAACACATCGTCTGCCAGTATTTCCTCGTCGGTCAGATCAACCCATTCTTTGTATAGCCTCATCCTACTTATTGGGTAGCCGTTTGATCCATCGCCTACCGTGTTCATGTGTTCTTCTCCTTTAACTTGGCTTCAATAGCTCTTGCATAGTCTCTGTACAAACGACAGTCAACGCTGTATTGAACGTCATCTATATCATCATCAGTCAACCCAACCCATTCACGCTGTGGTGCAGCATAAAGTGGCACTCGACCTTCGCCAGCGGTTTTGTAAATCGTCCCGCAGCCAGCCGTACCAAAATGCTGACGCAC